TAAACAATTATTACGATCAAGACCAAATCAATAGTAGTTTAGAAAACACACTGGGTCTTGATCCTATGAATAACAATCAGAAAATCAAAAAGGGTCGTGGTGGTGCCAGAAAAAACGCAGGTAGAAAAAAAGGCAGTATTCAAAAATTAGGTGGCGCAGACTTATTACATGCAATTGAAATAACAACTGGCAGAAGTTTTGCAGATAATATTGCTGACCACTACTACAAGGCCATATTACGAAACGATTGGCATGATGTACGTGATTATGAAAAGTTCATTGTAAACAAGGTTATCAGTGACACAAAAGAAATTGATGTTACCAGTAAGGGCGAAAAACTTACAGCAGTATTCAATTTCCCAACTGTAGAATTACCTGACTGGAAAGAATGAATAAAACGATTCCTTTGTACGGCGAGCAGAAAACTATCCTGCAAGACTGGCTCAATACCAACAAACATTGCATAGACATTGTGCCTGTTGGTAGTGGAAAGACGTTTTTAGCGTCTATTGCCTTACCTATATTTGCGTCGGACCCTCGCTACCACAAAGGCAAGGATATAATTTATAGCGCACCTACTGGAGCGATGATTAAATCCTTGATCTGGGAGCCATTGAAGCATAGTTGCATCAATAACTTTGGATTGGTTGATGGTCGAGACATCAATAACAGTGAATTGACAATTAAGTTTCCTAATGGCGTTTTTATTCGTTGTAAAAGTGCAGAGCAACGTGAAAACTTGCGAGGCTTAAACGTAGGCGTATGGGTCGCTGACGAAGCCGCACTTTACACACGTGACACACTACAAGAAATTACCAATCGATTAAGACCTAAAGTTGGTCAGCCTGAAACAGCAGGTCGCATGATTGTTATTTCAACACCCAATGGTGCAGGCCCACTCATGGACCTATTCACACTTGCGCAAGATAATCCTGACAAATACATTGTTCGTCATTACAACTATTTGGAAATGAGATCAGGCAATCGTGACTTTATTGAAGAACAAAAACGCATTATTAGTCCACTAAAATTTGCACAAGATTACATGTGCCAATGGGAAAGTGTTGCAGACATGTTTTTCTATAGTTGGGACAAAACAAAGTATACCAAAGATGTACAGGATCGTCATGGCGATCTTTATACATTCCATGACTTTAACAAGCGTGTTATGTGTGCATGTGTGGCACAGGTTACAAAAGATCATACCATCGATGGCACAATAGAAATTATTAAAAGTTATGCCATACCAGATTGCAGTACTGAAGGCATCGCAAGTGCAATTCGTGAAGATTTTCCTGTGCGCAGAATCAATAGCATTATTGACATGAGTGGTGCACAATTAAATCGTGATACAACCAGTGCGTTTGGTGTCACTGACCGTGTTATCCTAGAAAAATATGGTTTTACAATTGTAAACACTAGAAAAAGTAATCCACTAGTTTCAGATACCGACAACACAAGCAATGCGTTTATTGCAAGGGGTGGACTATGGGTTAAACCAGATGATAAATTTTTACTTGATGCATTAGGCACATATCACTTTGAAGATGCATCACGTAAGCGTTTAAAAAAATATACAGAATCAAGATATGCACACATTGACGGTTTAGGTGACTGCATACGTTATGGCATACACCACTTGTTCCCAATCACACACGATAGTCCTTATAACATAAAAGAATATGTTGGCATGGACCCTGCTTATCAAGCATTAAATGATCCTGCAAGAAAATATGCACCACAAAGTCCATTGTATCCAGGTGGACCAACGTGGGAAGAAATCATGACAGGAGATGAGCCACAAGATGACTATCAAGTGTGGATCTAAGGAGGTAAGACATGGCTAGAAAATTAGGAGATCAAGGTTCAGTTTATGAAAGATTATTAAAAAAGATGAAAATCAATGATACCACAGGTTGCTGGGAATGGCAAGGTGGTAAAAACAACATTGGTTATGGACTAATACGTGATGGTGACAGAATGCGTAGCACACACCGTGTTAGTTATGAAATGTACAAAGGTTTAATACCAAAAGGTATGAATGTTTGTCATGAATGTGATAATCCTATTTGTGTTAATCCTGATCATTTATGGTTAGGCACAATGAAAGACAATATCAGAGATATGATGAACAAAGGTCGTAGTAATTGGGTTGGCAATCGCAGGGAAAAAGGATGGAAGCATCCTATAGTAACATGCGAACATTGTAATAAACAATTGCCAATCAACACATATGGTCGTTGGCATGGGCCTAAATGCAAGGTTCTACAACAAAGCATAAATACTACATCAAATGCCATCGATACAAGCGAGAATTAAAATATGCAAATTAGTGCCCTAACAAAACGTAGCCCTGTGTATGATGCTATCATCCAACAAATGATGAATTATCAATATGCATACCTAGGTGGTTACATCTTTAAACAACAAGTTCGTAAAAAGCGTCCAAGTGAGGATAGCATTTTGTGGAACGATTTAATTACAAATACAGTGGCACAACCTATTTGCCGTTATGTTGTTGATACAATCAATGATATTTTGTTCGAACCAGGCGTAAAACGTGATATTAAATTTGCAACACCAGCTGGTGCAATCATTGAAACAAAGAATAGCGAATGGAGTGATCTGTTTGTTATGGATTGTGATTTGCAAAATCGTAGCCTTGACAGTTTCATGGAACAAGTTGGTGATTTGACCAGTATCTTTGGTCATTGTTGGATCGCCGTTGACATGCCACAAACTAGTGAAGGCAACCTAGGTAGACCTTATGTTTGTGCAATTAGTCCTTGCGATGTTTGGGACTGGGAATGGCAATATTATGGTGGTCGTCCAATTCTTAAGTTTGTTAAAGTTAAGGAAATGGAAGATGAAGAATATTACTATTTGAAATGCTATCATTTAGGTGACAGTGAAAATCCTAGTTCATGGGCTAGTTATAGAGTGCCTAAAATGGCATTAAGCAACAGCGTAGAAAAAGAGGCTGATTGTTTGGCAACAGGCACATTCTCACCAGGCATGGCAATACCAATTTTCATTGCATATGGTCGTCGTGATCCACGTATCATCGATGTTGGTGTAAGTGACATTGATGCAGCCAGCGATGCAATGCGTGAACATTACAAATTAGAATGTGAAGCATACACAGCATTGCAATTTGCACATACAATTATTCGTGCAGAAAAAGGCATTCCAATTCCCGTACACGCTGGTGCAATTGTTCGTGCCATGAAAGACCAAGTAGAAGCAATTAAAGTTGATACTGGTGATGTTGAGCAAATCATTAAAAAACAAAGTGACATTCTTACGCAACTAGAAGGATTAGTTGGTATGGGTGGTATGCGTAAAGATAGCCAACAAATTGCAAGTGGCATTAGCATCATCGAAGAACGCAAACAATTACACCGTGTTGCAAAAAGCAAAGCAAGATTAATGGAAGTAACCGAAGGTATGATTTTTACCTTTGCCGCACGTTTCATGGGTCAACGTTGGGCTGGTAGTGTTAACTATAACACAGACTATGAAGCACACGATACCAATTACAGATTAGCACTATTGCAACAAGCACAAACAATGGCTGGCGATAGCGACATGGTCAAAGCATTGATCACCAAAGAACTTATTGGCATGTTGGCACCTAACGAAGACACACGTGAATACGAACAAGTATACATTAACACTATTCCTGACATTGATGTTAGAAACTTATTGCTTGATGAACAAGATGAAGTATTAAGCAGTGATGCATTAGATAGCATGGTACCAGTATTAGATAAAAACTTTGTTGATCCTAACACTGTACCAATGACTGAAGAACAACAACAAGAAGCCGCAGAAAAATTAATGAATGTATACCAAGAAACCGATGAAGGTGAATTTGGTAGAGTGGATAACACAACATTGTTAGGCGGTCCTGGCACTCCAATGACTCCAATGGGTACAAGTTACTACCCACAACAAGCCGTTGCTGTGCAAATCACAGGTTTAAACACGGGTCGATAATGCCCAGACTAAATACATTATCAACAATTTCGTTGGTTACGTTATAACTATAAGGAACAAATTTAATGGACAAAGTAACTATCGGTGGCAACGATTCAGCCCTTGCTCAAGGACAAGGTCAGGGACAACCTGACAATTCTGCGGAACAACAAGTAAATGCAGGTGCTATTCGTAAAAGCACAACTAATTCAATATTGAATGCTCTTAGCAATGCTAGTGGGCAACAATTTGAATCAGTAGAAGCGGCGTTAAGTTTCATTGCAAGAACCTCTGCTGTTCAACAACAGTCCGGTGGCAACGCACAGCCAGTGGAGGAACCAATACAACAACGTACTGGTCGCGTCACTACTAATGACTTGCATGAACAATTTAGTAAACTTCAAAGTGATTTGGCTCGTAAAGACCAAATGATTCGTGAAAAAGAACTAGATGGTGATATTCAGCGAGCCATGGGTGACAGATTCGATCCTGATTTGTTAGATTATGCATTGTCAAAGGTCAGAAGCAATATTCAATGGAATAACGATGGAACCTACAGCATTATTAACAGCAAAGGACAAGAACGTTATGGTATGGACGGTAGCCCACTAACAATTCAGGGGTTAGTACAGGAAGTAGCGCAGGGTAATCCTAAACTACTAAAACAGAGTAATCTACCCTCTGGATCAGGCTTAAGACCTGGTCAAGGAAATTTTGCAGGTGCTCCTCATGAAACAATGCCTGACTATGCCAAAGATCCAGCCGCGTTTAACAACTGGGCTAAGACAAATGGTTTAGGCAAGAACATTGGATTAAAGATCATGCAAGTAGCAGCCACAAGTTCCTTGGGCAGTCAAAAAATACTCTGAATCTAGCCAACATTAAGGAGAATTATTATGGCTTATGTATTAGGTGGCTCAGACAACGAAAACTACGGTTTCACGTTCGCAATTGCCAATTTCGCTCTACGTGCTATGCACGAATCTATGGGTCTAGTTAACATGACCAACGTTGTATTACCTACACAAGGTAATCAATTCTTGGTACCTAACTTTGCACCTATCACTTATCAGGACTTTAACCCAGCTGGTGGACCAACTAGTCCATGGAACACAGGTAACGCCGCTGTTCAAAATCCTGCGTTGATTCAAACAAGTATCTTAGCAAGTCCTGCTGTTGCAACGACTGCGTTCGATGTCTTCTACGGATGGACCACAAGTTTCCAATTGGCAGCAACATTAGGTGCTGAATTGGGTGACTCATTCGCTGAAAAGGTTGACCAACGTGTTACCCAAGCGTTCGCTAACGCAACAAGCGCAGAAACAGATGGAACTGCAACTCCAGTTAACACAACAACTGGTTTCAAACCAACTCCATTGAACACATACTACGCAACAAGTGCTGACGGATACACACGTGTTAAACAATTAGGTGCACTGGAATTAGTTCCATCAGGCACTTCATTGTCATTCACTGGTAACGTTGCTAACGGTGCAACTGCTGGCTTTACAACAAGTTCAGTATTAGAATTGATTCGTTTTGCTAAACAACAATTCAAGGTTGCTCGTATGAGTGGTTCACCTGTTATCGTTCTTGATAGCAATGGTTATGTAACTGAAGCAACTTCAGGTGCACCTGGTGGTTCAGGTTCTTCATTAACTCGTCTATTGAGTGAGTTAACTGGTGGCGCCGTATCAGGTCCATCAAGCGGTGGTAGTAACCTATCTGCACTTGGTAACGAATTGTTATCAACAGGTAAGATTGAAAACGTTTATGGCTGTATGGTCATGTTCACCACATTCTTGCAATACATCGCCGGTGATGCATCTAACAAGCGTTACATTAATGGTGCTTATGAGCCTTGCTTGGTTGGCGCTTACTTTGGTGACAGTGCATTGTTCACTGTTATGAAAGAAGGATTGCAAATCAAGATAGGTGAAGTACCTGGTGGTTTGCAAAATTGGCTAACTGGCCTAGGATATTTCGGTTCTGGCGTTGGTGACCAACGTCGTGGTGGTGCTATTAACATTCAACAAGACGCACGTTCATAATTTATAAACCAGGGAATCTAAAATGTCAGTACCATATCAACGAATCTCAAATGCGACAGAGCAAGACATATTGTTTTATGATCCTGCTGCCTATCGCAGGGCACAAGCATTGAATATTGACTGGCAACCTTATTTCAAGGTTGGTAGCCAAGAATGGTTGTACAAACTTGAATTCGGTTGGTGGAACAAATACTGCGACACAGTACTAGGGGCGTACTATTACAGCAATTTGCCTAATGGTGCGCTTATTAGTAGTTTCAATCCTAGTCAACTCATCAAAAACGACCAGACACTAATCCGTTTAGACGTTTTTGGTGCAGTTTTAGTGTTTTATGAATCACTAGTAACTGAGGTCAGTAACATGAACGATGTTGACAAGATGAACTATGAATTCGCAAAAGATCGTTGTGACCGTGAATGGGTTAAGGCATTGGAGTTGATGAACTTCTATGACCTATATCAAAACTCACCAAACGGACCCACAACGAAACTTGAAGAAAACTGGACCGCAGACGTTGATTATTTCAACGGTGACAGGAGATTCTTTTAATGTATAATCCTGGCAACATGCCTTACATCACCGGTGATGGTGTGTATACAATGGTAAAATATTATATACCACAATCATGGGATGTTCCAGTGTTCAGCAATGAAGACTGGGCAAGTGATGATGACATTGTTCGTTATGGCATTTACATTAGTGATATTGTAACTACAAATAGAACACCAAATCAACTTGCTGTTAATCAAGGTGGTAACATCTATAACGCAGTTGATGAGTTTTATATTGCATACATCAGTTTCCAACAAGACCCTAACTTAGATCGTGTTAGAGATATGATTAGCAGTTTAGTTACACAGAATTATCCTGGAACAAACACACAATTCATGGATGGTTATTTCGAAAGAGATTACCAAGAAGTTTTGAATTATGGTACACAACGTCAAAGATATACCTGGACTTTTAAATTAACACGACTTGAATTTCAATAACGCCAACATTAAGGAGAACATAAAATGGCACGTATTACGACAAACACAAGCGGTACACAACCCGTAATCAAAATTGCATATCAAGGTGCAAACCTTGCTGATGCAAATGTGACACTAACTATTCCTTATCTACAGGACGTTACTATTACAAATAGTACTGGTGTTTATGCTTACACTGACTTTAGCGATACTGATCAACGTAAACTAAGCACACCTGCTGATAACAAGTTAGGTACAAACATCATCGTTGACAGCATTACCTACTTTGGTAATGCGGCAGGAACTATTAACACAGCAGTTAAAGATGGTATTGCAGTACTTTCAGTGAACAAAGTTCCTTTGTCATTCGAAGTATATTGGAATGGTACTACAACTGGTGCATACACATACACTGGTAATGGTTTCATTACTAACTTGGCACCAAAAACAACTCCAACACAACCTGTATGGATCACACCATTAGAGATTGCTGTTGACGGTAGTTATCAAGTAGGAACTGTTTCTTAATAGGAAACAAAACTGGGGAGATACTCACAAGGTATCTCCCTTTTTTTAATAAATTAAAGGAAAACAAATGAGTGAAACAAATCCAGTATGGTTAAAAACCAACGAAGAAAAATTAAGAAGTTTGCTTGGTGATGAAGCCAAACAAATGCCCATGTTAGACAACATGTTATACACAATCAAGCAAATGAAAGCAAAGCA